GACAGAAGGTCCGAATTAGAAAGTCGTGCCATCGGCTTCCTTCCATGCCTGGGCTGCTCGAGCCAGCCAGTTCCAAACGGCGACAAGGCCAGCGATGCCAGCAGCCTTGAAGAATGAGATGTCAAAGACGGCGGAGGTCAGCGGCGAGGCCGTTGCCCCTGCCACAAAAGTGGCGATACCACGCTTGAATGCGTCACGGTAATTCATTACAGTCCCTCTTTCAGGTGGTAGTCGATGTGGTCATCGAGCCGCTGGTCAATATGGTCAACCTTGCCTTCAATCCGCAGGAGAACCTTCTGGTTCTCTGCGTGCTGTTCGGTGTTCCGCTTGTCAAACCTGGACAAACCCCACATCAGGGGACCGCCAATGACGGCGACAACAATCGGCACCCACCAATACACGGCTTACACCCAACGGTTCCCGACAGGCTCGGCCTTGATGCCGGCGTCTGCTGCCTGCTTTTCCTGCTGGCGCTGACGCTCCCGAATGGTCGGACCATGAAAGTCCTCCTTGCCATGGGTGAAGCCCAGGCGGACGCCACCCAAGTGGCATTTGAAGCACACTGCACCTCGACGTGGAAGCACGTCGAAGGTGAAAAGATTGCCGCACTCTACACAGTTAATTGAACCCATCAACATTACCCCTGGTCGTTACTCTCTGGTTCGGGTGTTATACGCCCCGATTGGCACCCGTTCAAACGGCTTATCCTCGCTAATGAGGAACTTCTCGAACCAATTCAGGCTATATCGGGGCGGGGGAACCTCAGCCCTGTACTCGGGCAGCCAGACGTACTTCAGCATTTGCCAGCAGATTGCCAAAGACATCACCCTGTCGTCGTGGGGCGAGCCGTTCATCCGGCCATTTGCCTGGCGCACGAAGGTAATCATTTCCTGAATAGTATGCTCATCCGCTAGCCCGATGTCGCCATCACGAACGGCAGCAGCCAGTTCGTCGATGGCTAGGGGCTTCGTGGCTGTCGTGGTGCGCCAACCCAGAATCTCGGTAGCCTCAGGATTGCGCTGCTGGAGGCGGCGCGTGCGGTAGATGTTCTTGTAGCCATACCGCTGGACGGCCTTGAGAGTCGTCAGACCGTGGTTGTTGTTCTCGACGCCCAGCAATGCCCCGTTGTACCAGTAGCCAATCTCCGCCAGCAGGTCCCCGTACAGGTCGGGTTCGATGTGCCCATGCCAGTGGGCCACAATGCTGTGGTCCCTGGCATCTATAACGTGAGCCGACGAGTAGTCGCCGTGAGCCAAGCCTTCCGCAACGTCGGCTCCGATGACATAAACTCCTTCGTGGTCAGGCTCAGCCCAAACGCGAAACTCCCCATCTGGTGTGTCCCTAAACTCAATGTTCTTTCGGGAGAGCACATGGACATAGCCCCGCCGTGGCTTCTCAATCGCCAGTTCGCGTAGAGCGTCCACATCAAAAACAGGATTACCCGACTTGATGAATGCCTCTTCAGGATTCCGAGGATACTCCTGGTGCAACTGCCAATCAGGCATCGACTTCTGCTTTGCTTCATACCAATCCTCGTCACGGTCACCAGCCGACCACGGCCAGAACACACCCTTGAAGTTGTTTGTCCCCGTCTGGGAACCCACCCACAAATGGTGAAAGAAGTTACCCGAACCGTTAGCAGTGGACAAACAGATAACCCGACCGCCAACGTCGGCAATAGGTTCGATGGAAGCCCAGGCTTCCTCGCTGTTCGGCAAGAACGCCATCTCGTCCACAATCACCAGATACACGGACTCACCACGCGCAGGGTCGTTGCCAGACGGCAGCGACTCCAGCGCCGACTCGTTAGAGAACGTCATCTTCAACTGGTTGTCCGAAGTCAACTGCGGGCCACGTTGCTTCATCCACTGTGGCAAGAACTTGTAGCCATACTTCGACTTCTGCAGCAACTTCGCCGCCTCGCGTTCCGTACGGGACAGCATGACGATAAACCTGTCGGGCCAGAAGAATGCTAGCCAGAATGCGTAGGCGGCACCCAGAGTGGAGAATCCAATCTGGCGTGCCTTCAAGACCACGCTGTAGCGGTTGGACATCCAGGCGCGGATGGTTTCAATCTGCGCTTCACGCAGTTCGAACAGAATCCGTCCACGTTCTGGATGTTTAATATCCCAATAGTTTTCACAGAAGTATGCGAACGCATCGACAAGTTCGTCAATGCTGGCATCTGCGGGGCCACGGCACTTGCGCCATTCCCGCTCGTTCAGCAGTTCATTCAGTTCCATGATTATCGTTTAACTGAGTAGTTAACTTTCCTGCGGAAGCCTGGCCCCTGGACGGGGCGCATGCGAATGATTCTGTCCATGTACTCGCCAGCGTTTTTCCACAATGCCACATCCAGCGAGCCAGCGCCACCGCTGGCAGTAGTGCGAATGTGCGTGTGCCCACGGATTGCGCTAGAGCCTGAAGTGCCAGAGCCGCTTGCGTTACGATGAAGTTCGCGGACAACTACGACAGAACTAAGCGACAGACCGAACCCGGTTGCGGCGCGACCCTGGGTAATCAGCCAGTTAGCCGTGTCCCCGGCAGTTGCACCACCGGAACCATTGGCGGTCTTGGGAACAATACGCAACCAAGTGGCATCAAAACTAGAGGTGCCGATGCCGGTCGCCGTACGAACTGGCGTCAAAGCCTCAGTGGATGTGCTGGTGCCCGTACCAGAACCTGTGCCTTGACGAACATTATCCAACAGCCCAGTAGCAGTTGATGTACCAGTCCCGGTGCCAGTCGCGGTCGCGTAACGGATAAACGCACCAATAGCAGTGGATGTTCCAATGCCAGCACCGCTGGCAGTCGCATAGATTACAAATGCACCAGTAGCAGACGAACCGCCTGTTCCAGTTCCTGACGCGGTACGTAGCGGGAACCCATCGTACGTATAAGACCCATTCTCATAAAGGTCTGTCGAATCATACAGTGCCGCCACTAGGAAGCCTCGGGTGGAGCCGGGATGTCACTCGGGTCAATCTCAATCCATCCGATAGTTTCTTCATCCCAACGCCACAATCCGTCCGTCGGTCGTTCGACCGGCGGGACCCAATCATGCATCTCATCCAGCACCCACGACGGAAACGGCGAGGGTGCAATAAATACATCAGCCTGAGGGTCATAACTAAAACCAACTCCAGCGAACTGTTTGCGGAAGTTGCTGTTATATGAAGTCTGAACCCATGTTCCACCAAGCCCCAGGTCGTTAGCCAAGAACTCTTGGCCACGATGTTCCTCAGAGTTGTCAACAACAAGAACACGGATGACCGTGTTTGTTTCGTCTATTTCAGCGAAGTGTGCCATTAGATAAGATACCTGACGATAACGATTCCCGAACCACCTAAGGCGGTCGCAGCATCAGAATAGTAAATCCAACCAGCACCAGCACCGCCACCTCTGTTGGCAGTACCGTTTGTTGGGTAACCAATTGTGCTGCCGTAATAGCCACCATTGCCACCACCACCAGAACCACCAGCACCACCAGCGTAATAGCCGCTACTGCCTCCACCGCCACCATAAACAACAGATGTTCCGCTAATGCTGAACGTGCCGCCCGAACCACCAGGCTGACCTTGGAAGTTTGTTCCATTTGTGCCAGCCGTTGAATAGCCTCCACCGCCACCGGAACTATAGGCCGCACCACTACCACCAGCCTTGCCGTTGCCATAAGTGGCATTTCCGGCCGCGCCTCCGACATAACCACCACTCGTCAACGCATAACCACCGCCACCGGCACCACCAGTTGAAACGGCAACAAACGAACTACCACCGCGACCGCCACCGTAAGCAGGGTTTGGCGCGCCATAGGTTGAAAGCGGAGAACCAATCGATGATTGCGACCCGTTCGAGCCAACACTTCCACCAGCCCCAACCGTAATAGTTGCGGAAATGCCGGCAGGAACAGAAGTCATCGTTCCTGAAAGAATGCCTCCCGCGCCGCCAGGACCGGTGTATTGATAACTGCTGTAATAACTTACATCCCCGCTACCTCCACCGCCGCCAACAATTAAGAACTCTACGTTCTTCGTTCCCGACCCTGTAGTTGCAAAAGAACCAGTGGATGTAAAGGTATGAATTCTGTAGGAACCAGATGTCGTGATTGTTCCACCAGTAGCAGTCCATGGCCTAGATGCGCTAAAGCCGTAAGCCCTAGAGGAGCCGTTACCTATTGTTGCTGTTGAAGGCACAGGCAAACCTCACTTAAATTGTGTACCAGAAGCAAATACAGTATATGTTGGGGTAGCGGCCGTCTTTACAATCGTATACACATAGATGTCAACCGACAACGAATTTCCAGTATAAGCCGTACCACCCTGCCACTTGGGTGTTACCGTTGAACCATCAATCTGGAACACATTTGCATAGTATGTCGGCGCGCCGTTTGTATTTGCGAATACTACGGTAATGGAATCGCCAACAGCAAGAAGGCTATTTAGAGTAGTGGAACCATCTCCGCGAACATTAATTGTTAGGTTCGACGCCGCATTGCCTTGGTAATACCAGATACTTGCAGTCAAAACATTCAAGTTAATTGTTCCAACTGCTGGCGTAGCAATGATATTCCAGTTTTCTTCAGTGCGGTCAAGGATGGCACCGTTAATTACAGGGTCAGTCAACGTCTTGTTTGTCAACGTCTGGGTACCCGTCAACGTCGCAACCGTATTATTCAACTTGTAATCAATACTAGTGGCAACAGCCGAGCCGTCAACACCAACCTTTGCTTGCAGGGCTTCAATAGCATCGTTCGCGTTAGCATGCTGACCGGCATGCGACGGCGAATTCAGACTATCGCCTGCTAGCGGATTAGTCAAAGCATCAAGTGACGCCGGAAAGTTCGTAGCCATTTAGGCTCCTTGTCAGTCGAGGGTGAGCGTCAACGAAGTAATCTGGAAGGTGTCACCAGCCGTCACGGACGCGCTGGACGACAGCCCGCCCGACCACAAGCAGTTGCCGGCAGTGCTTGCATCCCAAGCAGACCAGTGGCTATATGTTTCCGTCGTACTCACATTTGTCCACGTTGCGGTCGAACTCGAAGTCATCGAACCGCCGCTGGCCGCACTGAAAGTGACGGCCTGGCGGGTCGCTTCAGTAGCGGCATTGTTCGTGCCGTCCTCACCAGGGTCACCCGTGTGCAACTTCAGATACACGCTTGCAGCAGAGAACGATGTACCGCGCAACGTGTCGAGCAGTGCGTTCTCCAGGTAGTTAGAAATGCTCATTCGTCATCGTCCTCATACTTGTGTCGAACCTGTTTTTCGTTACGAGAACCTCGCAAACCGCATGCTGGGCATCCGTTCCTGCAAACGCTCGGAGGATATTCCTCTCCGCAGTTCTCGCACTCAACTAAACCGTCCATCGTTACATTGCTTTGAGGTGCTGACCGCGAGCCTCACGCTCGCGTGCAGCCATCATTCCAATCAACTCGTCCAACTCGGCATCTGACAACTCTGCTGACGCCTTCTCCGACTTCACTGTCACTGTCGGGGGTGCCATCCGGTTCGTGGCCTGGAGGTACAACTGGGCGGCCTTGATGTCGCCCTCGAGGGCCTTGGCGTAGAGCGTGTCCAGCAATCGCTGACTACGCTCCGGGGACCCCTGAACCTCGTCTACCCGGGCCTGCCAGGCCTTGCGGAATACTTCCTTCTTCTCCCAGCGGCGGAGGGTGGATACGTTGACCCCAATGGAGGCCGCGTAGGACTCCTTGGAGGCTGGCTCACGCTCCGAAGGAGCGGTGCACAGCCAGCCCAAGTACTCTTCCTGCCGGCTGTCTAGGATGTTTTCTTCAAGTGCCATCACCCCTGTCCCCGTCGTTACATTTCACAAGCGCACAAGGTAACGGGTAACGCCTTTGATAGGGGCCACCTAGTAATCCAGCCGAAGCGACGCGGCGGCTGGATACAGTAACCAAGAAAGACAACGAGGACAGGGA